AAGGCCAGCCACCTCGTGTATCATTATCGTGGCGTTAGGACCAGCAAATCTCATGCCTTCTGCACCAAACGACAGGAGTACTGCGCCGCAGCTCATTGCTTTTCCTTGCACGATCGTTGCAACTGGAACGCGAGATGATTTGATAGCATCTATCATAGTGAGAAGAGAATAAACTTCTCCTCCATAAGAATCGATTATTACCGGTACAACGTTTTGACCTGTTGACTGCGCTTCGCTCATCTTCTGGCAAAAAGTCTTTGCAGAATCCTCGTCAAACTTATTGACACGAATCGTGACAGGATAACTCCTTAGCTCATACTTCGTAAGGAGTGGCGAGACCTTGTAGATCGTATTCATTGTAAGTCCTTGTTATGGTTAACAAATCACCCGCACTTGCTATTTCCACAGTTCTTGCAGCTAAGGCAGCCTTCCATGTAGAAGACCTGGTCACTACCGCACTCCTTGCACTTCTTCTCTGTTGTCGACTTCGTTCCATCCGGAATGTAGCCCTTGAGAACGCGTGCGATGCAGCGAGCGTAAGTGAACATGTCTGACTCCTTATCCTTCTGGAGCTGGTCAACGACAAAGTTGGCTGGAACTCCGTGACGAAGTGCAAGAGAGATCGTTCTTGAGAACGCGCCCTGTGTCGGATTGGCAAACAGGTTGGCGACGTCCTTGAAGAGGATCTCATCGTCGGATCCTACAGGAACGCGAAGATTGTATGTCGAGAGACCGTTTACCTTGCCGTTCTTGATCAGCGTGCCTGCCTTAGTCTTCTTTGGCACCTCGATGTGATTTGCAAGTCCGCTGAAGACTTCATAGGGTTTTCCATCATTGAGTCCTACGAGGACCATCCACGACTGTGTCTTTCCGCTCTCGTCCTTCACGTTGACGCGATGGATGTCACACTGGAGCTCTTTGGGACGCTTTGGATGCACATCGGCAGCTGTCTTGGGTTTCTCATCTTTCTTCTCCTCGGTGGAGACTAGAACGCCTGTTCTGCAACCATCACGATAGACTGTAAAGCCCTTACAGCCCGCCTTCCATGCACGCATGTAGACATCATTGACTGTCTCGCGCGTTGCTGTATTTGGAAGGTTGCAGGTCTTGCTGATGCTGTGATCGATCCACCGCTGCGCTGCTGCCTGGATGTCGACGGACTTCACCCAATCGACGTCGTTTGCTGTGCCACCCCAGTATGGGCTCTCCTTTGGGTCGGTCTTGCCAGTGACGTCCATCCACTTCTTAAACCAGTGGTGGTAGACCGTGTACTCCTGCCACTTGTCACCTAGTTGGTCAACAAAGTCTGGTGTCGACTTCGTGTCGCCCTGCGTGATCTTGCGGCGACGCTTGTACGAGAGGAGGAAAGCGGGTTCGATGCCGCTTGTCGTCTGGGTGAGACAGGAGATGGAGCCAACAGGCGCTGTAGTCGTAAGTGCGATGTTACGACGTCCTGTCTTCTCCCACATGTCATGGTACTCTCCGTTGCAGGTAGAGATGACGCGTTTTAGGTAAGGATGATCCTTCTCCTTTTTATGATCCCAGGCTGGGAATGCGCCGCGTTCCTGTGCCATAATAAGAGAAGAGCGGTGAGCACCAACTGCAAGTGCTTTGTAGATCTCTTCAGTGACACTGATCGAATAATCGCTACCGTATCTAATATTAAGGGCTGCGAGAGCATCACCAAGCCCTGTGATACCGAGACCAGTTCGTCGACCATTGCTACCGGCTGCCTTAATCTTCTCCCATAGGTCACGCTCGATCTTCTTCACATGCTCAGGTTGCGGATCTTTCTCAATCTTCGCGAGGATGCGATCAACACACTCAATCTCAAGATCAACAAGATCGTCCATGAGGCGCTGTGCCTTCACGACAACATCATTGAATCTTGAAAAGTCAAATCGTGCACCGTCGGTGAATGGCGTGACGACAAATGACGTGAGATTAACAACCATCAGACGACAGGAGTCATATGGACTAAGCGGAATCTCTCCGCATGGGTTGGTCGAGATTGTCTTATAACCGACATCACGGTAGCAGTCCACAATGCCCTGATTGATGACACTGTCCCAGAAGAGCGCGCCAGGCTCAGCGGAAGTCCATGCTGCATCCACGAACTTCTCCCAAATCTGCTTTGCGTCAACCATCTTGACAATCTCAGCGTCTTCGGGCTGAGCTTCAACTGGCCATCGCAGGCAGAATCCGACATTGGCCTCCACAGCTTGCATGAACTCATCAGTGAAGCGGATCGAGATGTTAGCACCGGTAACCTTCTTGAGGTCACGCTTGACATCGATGAAGGTCTCAATCTCTGGGTGACGACAGTCGATGGTGATCATGAGTGCACCGCGTCGTCCACCTTGAGCAACTTCTCTGGTGGAGTTGGAGAAACGCTCCATGAAGATGCCGATACCGTCTGTTGTCCTGGCAGCATTTGTAGTGGGTTGACCCTTGGGACGGATATTTGAGACATCCATTCCCACGCCACCGCGCCGCTTCATTATCTGAACCTGCTCCTGGTCAGCGAAGAGAATACCGCCGTAGGAGTCGTGAGGCTGATCGATCACAAAGCAGTTAGATAGACTCTGCAGCTGATGAGGATTGCCAATACCTGACAGCGGCGATCCCTGTGGCACGATCTGCTTAAATCCATCAAGAAGACTAAAGATCTCGTCTTCCGTCATGGGATTTGGGTATTTTGCCTCGATCCGCGCGAACTCACGGGCTAAACGCCGAAATGTATCAGTGGGAAGCGTTTCAAGGCGTTTGCCATCAACATCACGCAATGCGTACTTATTGAAGACATCAGCAGCAAGGTCATCGCCACCAAAATAATCGACTGCACTTTCATTCAAAGACATTCACAACTCCTTTCACTACAATACGTGATAATCATTTGCCGTTAATCTCTTGCCACTTCTCCTTGAGAAGTTTCTTCATGCTTGTACCATCTGCTTTGACAACATCGTCAACAGACATCTCATTTGTGTCCACCAGCTCGAACTTAGACATCGATGTGTCAATCCTCATTGGGTAGAGCATTCCATCACGTCCAGCACGATTCTTAGCTACAAAGATACGTCCAGCTCCTGTTGCTTTTTCATTAGGCTTTCGAGAGATTGAAAGCACAACGTCGGCAACCATTGCTTTACCGTATGCTTCTGACATGTTCTCAAGGCCTACAACTTCTGAGTTGGATGCTTCACGGTTTGCCTGCGACGCGGTCCAAATTGGAACATTGAGATCCATGGACAGATTTCGAAGCTCTTCATAGACTAGCTTTAGTTCGTGTCGAAGCGAATCAAACTTACGTGATGACTTCATAATGTCGGCGTAGTCGATGATGATCACACTGGGCACGAACGACTTCAGAAGAAGTTTCTCAATGTGGTTTCGAAGAGTCTGAACTGATGCTGTGCCTGTTGGATACTCCTTAATAATTAGTCGCCCAAGCGTGTTGTTCTTGTAGTATTCAATGACTTCTTCTTTTCTGTCTATGACGTCACTGCTTGGAATGCTGCAGAGATTAGAGTCATAACGAAGACCGACAGCAGTCTCAGATAGCTCAAAGGTGTAGTGGACGACATTTTTACCAACACGCAAAGCCTCCGCGCCCATTTGCACAAGGAAGTGTGACTTACCAACACCTGTTGGTGCAATGACTACGCCCAACTCACCACGACCTAGACCGCCATTGAGTACATCCTGTGCATCAATCTGCGGTAGTCCTGTTGGGCATGTGAGGCGCCGCGTCCTGATGAATCGTGCTTCTGTGTCTTCGAAGAAGTCGTGACCGATTGCAGCAGGTGTACCCGCAGACAGCGCGTTCTTCATCAGGTCCATGACGGAGTCGAGGTTGTCTGTCGCAATCATCTCGACAGCCTTCTCCAGCGCCTCCTTCATTGCCTGCTTCTTACAGAAGTCAAGTGTCTTATCCTTGACATACTGTACGTCACCCATGTCTGGGTTGACGCGGATACGCTGCAGAAACTCGACGATCTGGTCACGAAGTACGACGTCTTTTCCTTCTTTTAGATCATCACGTATTATTGTGACAAGAAGGCTTAGTGTTGGAAAGTCCTTGTACTTCTGATAGTAGTCAAAGTACCGCTGTGTAAGGAAATGTAGGTACTTTAACTCAAAGAAGGTGGGTGACATGATCTCTATCATCTGTGTCGCCCATGATCGGTCAGTCAGCAGGCCCTGGAAGATCTTCTCCTGGAACTGCTTACCGTACTGTTTAAAGTGCGGATCGTGCATTTTATCCTGTCTGGATGTGTGAGAGGGCTAGGAAGAATTGATCGACGTTGAACGTCTGGATCCCCTCACGTATGAGGGCCCTTATGAACTCAATCTTATTACGTGTAGGCTTAAAAGTATCACAGATCCCGTTGATCCTCTCAATTTGGTAAGCAGCTAAGTTTGCTGTATCAAGATGAACAAGTGAGAAGTTTCTGTTGATAAGGATCTCGTTGTCTGCAATATTCCTGTACGCTTGAACCTTAGAACCACCTTCAACTTTGGATCGCGCCTCACACAGAACTTGCTCGACTGTCGCTGCTGTAGACTGTGCAAGAGATGGAAATCTCTTTGCCAGCGTCTTAAATCCGACGCCATCCACGCCTGGGATATTATCTGAGTCGTCGCCGCAGATTGCTTTAGCGACTGAGAAATTAACAGGATGCACGCCAAATCTCTCAAGGACGTCTTGCTCTTGAACCAGCTTCTTCCAGGTGGGCGAGTAGATGATTGACCCATCTGAGATGAGCTGATAATAATCTTTGTCTGCTGACAGAATGACCTTCAATGCGTCCTTAAAGTGATAGCGCGACATGTAACCAATGACATCGTCTGCTTCACAATCAGGTACATAGATTTGACATATTGGTGTCATCTTTAGAAGACGCACCAGCGTCTTAATCTGGTAGTCTCTTCCAGAGACAGTATCGGGTATGTCATTCTCATAGAAACGATTCAACCTTTCAGGTCGACGGTGGCTCTTGTAGTCTTTGTAGATGGCGCGGCGTCGGGGTGAACCGCCGCCTTCCCAAACAACATAGACTGGATTTGGCTTAAAGCGCTCCACAATTCTCTTTAGGTCGAGGAGAAAACCAACAATTCCGCCGACATGTTGTCCGTCATTACCCATTGCTGGGTGGGCGATGAAGTGTCGCAAGTACAGCCCCATCGCATCCACCAGCAATACGGTTTGTGATCTATTTAGATCACTCATTTTCCTCGTCGTCGTCTGCAACAAGGTCGGCGTCGTCTCGTGTTCTCACCATGACTGCATCAATTAGATCCTCAAGATAAGTCTTATACTGGGGATCTTTAAGCATGTCACCAAAGTCCGACTTGTGAAACTTCTTCTCGATGAGAGTTGTTCCGCTAACGGTATTAGTGACAGTGAAAACTTTCCACGCCGTTGTTCCAGACACGCAGACAATATTGTCACCAATCTGTCGCTCTCCTGCGTCACGAAGGACGTCAAAGATCTCTTCATGCTCAACGATGCCCTTTCCAAAGTGAATCTGGAAATTGGCAGTTCTGAACGGCGGCGAGACCTTGTTCTTGATCGTCTTTGCTGAGACATTGATGCCAATGACATCATCATTCTTATTTTTGATCTGCTGTCCAGCGCCCAACTTGAGACGCACTGATGCATGGAATGGGATTGCCATTCCACCTGGCACTGTTGTTGGATCGCCGTGAAGAACACCGATCTTGGTACGAATCTGATTTAGGCAGATCATCAGCACAGACTGGTCGCCGATCACACCTGTGATCTTACGCATGCCCTTCGAGATTGCTCTTGCCTGGAGGCCGATTGTCTCCTTATCGTAATCACCAAGGAGCTCTGCTTTGGGCGATGATGCTGCAACAGAATCCCAAATAATAGTAATTGGGACATCTTTCTGCATGGCCTTTGCCTTCAGAATTGTCTTTTCTGCTGTGTCAAAGACGTCTTCGGTGCAGTGTGTGTCAACATACACAAATCGTCTTGTTACATCAACGCCCAAAGCCTGTAGATTTTCTACAGATGTAGCATTCTCAGTGTCAATGTAGACAGCAATACCACCCATTTGCTGGGTTGAACGTGCAATCTGCGTTGCGATGTGAGATTTGCCAATCGATGGGGGCCCAAAGATCTCAATAATTCGACCGACAGGCAGACCGCCACTTTTACGATTAGAAATGATGTAGTCAAGAAGTGTAGAGCCTGTCGACACCCAGCTTTTAACGTGTGTGGGTGACTCATCTTCAGCTAGATTGTATGCAATCCTTGAACCGTTTTCTTTGTTAAGTGACGAAATAAGCTCAGCAGTAAAATCACCACCGAGATCGTCGGCACCTTTCTTTTCTTTAGGAACTCTTGCCATGTTTTCTCCTATGAATACTATAACAGGACGTGAGCTAGATTACAACTCACGTCCCGCTCAGTTGACTTAGTTAAGTCAGTCGCCCATTAGATCTTCGAAGGCGTCATCGATAGAGGAGTAGTTACCTCCTGCCTTCTTGTCAGCCTTGGGTGCTGTATTCTGGACAGCAGAAGTCTTCTGGGTTGTGGCAGGGGTGTCATCATCGGTAGACGCCGAACCACCACGTGTGGTTCCGTCGCCGTCCGGCATACCGCCGTTGATCCAGTCGTTGACGATCTTTGTGAGCTCATCGTTAGTCTTAAGCTCAAACATAGCACTCACGTCTGGGATGTT